AATAGTGATTTTATTTGGGTGGAAAAATACCGCCCCAAGACGATTGAAGATTGTATTCTCCCAGAGTCTACCAAGACTATGTTTCGGGAGTTTCTAAATAAAGGTGAGATTCCAAATATGCTTCTTGCTGGTCCTCCTGGTATTGGGAAGACTACTGTTGCTAAGGCACTCTGTAATGAACTTGGGGTAGATGTTTATGTCATCAATGGATCCGACGAAGGTAGATTCCTCGATACTGTCCGAAACAATGCGAAAAACTTCGCTTCGACCGTCTCACTTTCGTCAGATGCTAAGCACAAAGTCGTCATCATTGATGAAGCAGATAACACAGGGAACGACGTACAACTCTTACTACGGGCGTTTATTGAGGAGTTTGCTGGTAACTGCCGATTCATCTTTACCTGCAACTACAAAAACAAAATCATTGAACCCCTCCACTCCCGATGTGCCGTCATTGACTTCTCCATCAAAGGAAAAGAAAAAACCGCACTGGCAGGATCCTTCTTCAAGCGTTTACAAAACATCTTGGATGAGGAACGTGTACAATACGATCCTAAAGTCATTGCCGAACTCATCAACAAGCACTTCCCAGACTGGCGACGAGTCCTTAACGAGTGTCAAAGATACTCAGTCGGTGGGCAAATTGACTCTGGGATTCTTGCTGCTTTCTCTGACATCGCTGTAAATGATCTCCTTCAAAACCTTAAAGAAAAGAACTTCCCTGAAGTTCGGAAGTGGGTGGTGGCTAACATGGATAATGATACTACTTTATTGTTGCGTCGTATTTACGATGCTCTTTATAGCACCCTTGAAAACAATAGTATTCCTGCTGCTGTGCTTGTGCTTGCTAAGTATCAGTATCAGAGTGCGTTTGTAGCAGACCAAGAAATCAATATGCTTGCCTGTCTAACTGAACTAATGGTTGAATGTGAGTTTAAATGAAAAACAAGAAACTAAAAGCACTTATTCAAAAACCACTGAGGTTTCATCATCAAGATATTCACGAAGAACTTGATGAACTCAAAAAACAACATCAAGTCAAGTCCAAGTGGTACTACATTTTTTGGGGTGCCTGTGCCGTTGCTGTAGTTGGTGGGCAGGTTTATGTTGGAACTGGATATCGTGAGATGGCAGAAGCAACTAGAAATACAGAAATCGTTGTGAGGTGTATAAATGGGTCTGTTAAAAATTGATAAGGCATCTCTTTATGAGGTTCCAGTAAAGACAACTCCTGAGAATGTAAAAGAAGCAAATGAAGGTTTGTTTCGTGCTACACTAAATCTTCCTGCTGCCGCAAAGCATTGTGGTATGACGAAGAAAGAAATGAAACTCACTTTTAGAGAGTATTTGAAGTATCATCCTAAAGATTATGAAGTCTCTTAAAACACCGTTACGCTATCCTGGTGGTAAGTCCCGTGCTTGTGTCAAGATGGATTCTTACTTTCCAGACCTCCGCAACTATGATGAGTTCCGAGAACCATTTCTTGGTGGTGGAAGTGTTGCGATTCATATCACTAAAAAATATCCTTACCTAGATATTTGGGTGAATGATCTTTATGAACCTCTTGTAAACTTCTGGCAGCAACTCCAGATGTTTGGTTCTGACTTAAAGGATAAACTGGTAGATCTTAAATCGACCTACAATAATCCAGAATCCGCAAAAGAACTGTTCCTCACAAGTAAGGAGAAGATCAATGACCAGAGTTTGCCCAGTCTTGATCGTGCTGTGGCTTTCTATATTGTCAATAAGTGCAGTTTCAGTGGTCTCACGGAGAGTTCATCATTTTCACCACAAGCCTCCAATGCCAACTTCTCAATGCGAGGGATCGAAAAACTGCCTTCGTATTCTAAACTAATATCGCATTGGCGTATAACTAATTATTCGTATGATTATCTGATGGATGGAAACAAGGGTGCTTTTATGTATCTCGATCCTCCTTATGACATTAAGGATAATCTCTATGGGCGTAAAGGATCAATGCACAAAGGATTTGATCACGATAAGTTTGCTGCTGACTGCGATGCTAACGATATGGACCAGTTGGTAAGTTATAATTCTGATCAACTTGTAAAAGACCGCTTTAAGAACTGGAATGCTGCTGAGTTTGACTTAACTTATACGATGCGTTCGGTTGGTGAATATATGCGTGAGCAAAAACAACGTAAAGAACTACTACTTTTTAATTATGGAATTGAAGGACTGGTTAAACTCGATCAATCAAACGAAGAACCATCTGATTGACGAAGACCCCTCTCTTGAAAAAGAATATGCTCCTTATATTATCAATCGTTGTCTATCAGGTCATCTTGATTGCGTTCTGTTTGCGAATGAAATGAATCGCTATCATTTCCTCCCAAAGAAACTTCAATATGACTTTTTTATAAATAGTCTGAGGAAAAAGAAGAGATTTTCTCCCTGGCTCCGACAAGATAAAATCAAAGACCTTGATTATGTTAAACGTTACTATGGTTTTAGTAATGAAAAGGCAAAACAAGCTTTGAGGATTCTTACTAAAGAACAACTAACATTTATTAAATCGAAATTTGAAACTGGAGGATCAAAATGAGTGTCGTTCAAGAACCTGAAGTAAAGTGGACGCCCGACCAAATGGTGGAAGTGATTCTCAATGAACCTGATGATTTTCTTAAGGTTCGTGAGACTTTGACCCGTATCGGAGTTGCTTCAAGAAAGGAAAAGAAAATCTATCAGTCTTGTCATATTCTACACAAGCAAGGTAGGTATTATCTCGTTCACTTTAAGGAACTGTTTGCTCTGGATGGCAAACACGCAAACCTAACCGTGAATGATGTTCAGCGTCGTAATCGTATTGCCCAACTGCTTGCCGATTGGGGTCTGATTACTATTGTTGATATTAAGAAGATTCAAGACATTGCCCCCCTGAACCAGATTAAGGTTCTTGCTTACAAAGACAAGGGTGATTGGATTTTAGAAACCAAGTATAATATTGGTGCTAAAAAGAAAAAGGTAGAGGATGCCGAATGATAAATTGGGGAGTTCAACACTCCCCTTTTTATTGTTTATACCTATATAATAGTAAGGATGCCTTCGGGGTCCACAAAACACAAACTCGCTTTTAAAGGAGCTACCATAATGACCAGTATCACACGATATACTGCTGCGGATCTTCCTGCTTTGATGGAGAAGATCAATAAGTACAGCATCGGAATGGACGAATATTTTGATCGTCTTTTCCATCTTCACGAAACGACTTCAAACTATCCACCTTATAATCTTGTTCAGGTCAGTAATGTAGAATCACGACTTGAACTTGCTCTTGCCGGATTTAGAAAAAGAGAGGTGCTCGTTTATACACAAGACGGCAAACTCTTTGTTGAAGGTCAGAAAGAAGATAAAGAAACGGAGTCTAACTATCTTCACAAAGGTCTGGCTCAACGCAGTTTTACAAGAGCTTGGACGCTCTCTGATGATACGGAAGTTAGATCGGTTAATTTTGAGGATGGACTTTTGACCGTTACTCTTGGACGAATTGTTCCAGATCATCATAAGAGAAAGGACTATCTCTAAATAGTTTTGAATATCGTCGGCGCTGTGCCAAGGGAGGCAACTGGCAAAATCCAGTTGACGCCTCCCCTTTTTATTGGTATAATAGTTGGAGGAATCATTTAAACAATGTCAGTCAAAGTAGTTTTATTGCAATCTGGTGAACAGGTCATTACTGATATTAAAGAAGTTATTTCTGAGGAAAAATCAGTAGCGTATCTTTTTACAAATCCTCAGAAAGTTACAATCAACAAACCTTTCTTAGTTTCTGAACAAGATAATGAAAGGTCTTATGAAATCACTTTTTCACAGTGGATGTTATTGTCTGCTGATAAAGAGATGGCAGTTCCGACTAACTATGTGGTTACAATTGTGGAACCACTAGATAGTGTTAAAGAAATGTATTCGGAGAAAATTAATGGAACAAATAGTGAAGTGTCTTCTACTCAAGAATGACCTAGTTTTAATTTCTGAGATTGTTGAAGTTGGATCTGAACTTGGAGAACCAGACTGTAAGCTCACTAAACCTTTTAAATTAGTTGAGCAGTCTGATTCTTTTACTTTAGAACCTTGGATTACTTTTAGTTTACAGACTGAATTCATGATTCATTCTGATAGTATAATGACCATTGTAGATCCAACTCCTGATCTTCTTTCCAAATATTTTGATATGATTGCCTAATGAAGTTTTATACAAACGTCCAGATGGTCGGGGACCACTTCTTGGTTCGTGGTTATGAAGATGGAAAACACTTCATGACTCGTGAGAAGTTCAACCCGACTCTTTTTGTCCCTTCTAACAAGAAAACTAAATATCAAACCTTGAATGGGGAATATGTTGAATCAATTGAACCTGGTTCTGTTCGTGATTGTCGTGAGTTTATCAAACGATATGATGGTGTAGAAAACTTTAAAATCTATGGGAATACTGGATACATCTACCAGTATATTTCTGAAATGTATCCTGAAGAGGAACTCAAGTTTGACATTAGTAAGATCAAAGTAACGACTCTTGATATTGAGGTTGCTTCTGAGAATGGATTCCCTGATGTAGAATCTGCTGCTGAGGAAGTTCTACTCATTACTATTCAGGACTATTCATCTAAGAAGATTCGCACTTGGGGTCAAGGTCCCTTTAAGAATCAGCAAAAGAATGTTGAGTATCGTTCTTTTTCCAGTGAGTATGATCTTCTCAACGATTTCATCAACTGGTGGATGATTGAAGAAAATACACCAGAAGTTGTGACTGGATGGAATATTGAACTGTATGATATTCCATATATTGTTCGTCGTCTGGATCGTGTTCTGGGTGAGAAGTTAATGAAGCGTATGTCTCCTTGGGGTCTTGTAACCGAGGATGAGATTTATATTGCTGGTCGTAAGCATATTTCTTATGATGTTGGTGGTGTTACTCAACTTGACTATCTGAATCTTTATAAGAAGTTTACTTATAAGGCACAGGAGTCCTATCGTCTTGATTACATTGCTGAAGTAGAACTCGGATCTAAAAAACTTGATCACTCTGAGTTTGATACCTTCAAGGACTTCTACACCAAAGGTTGGCAGAAGTTTGTAGAATACAACATCATTGACGTGGAACTTGTTGACCGAATGGAAGACAAGATGAAACTGATTGAACTTGCTATCACGATGGCATATGACGCTAAGGCAAACTATGCTGATGTATTCTCTCAAGTTAGAATGTGGGATACTATCATCTACAACTATCTGAAAAAGAGGAACATTGTAATTCCCCCAAAAGAACGTTCTGCTAAAGATGAAAAGTATGCTGGTGCTTACGTAAAGGAACCCATTCCTGGAAAGTATGATTGGGTGGTGTCGTTTGACTTGAACTCCCTGTATCCTCACCTCATTATGCAGTACAATATCTCACCAGAAACACTTCTAGATGAGAGGCACCCATCAGTAACTGTGGATAAGATTCTAAACCAGGATATTACGTTTGAACTGTATAAGGACAAGGCAGTTTGTGCTAACGGGGCAATGTTCCGTAAGGATGTGCGTGGATTTCTTCCTGAACTGATGGAAAAGATCTATGAAGATCGCACCATCTACAAAAAGAAAATGCTTGCTGCTAAACAAGAATATGAAAAGAAAAAGACAAAAGAACTGGAAAAAGAGATTGCTAGGTGTAACAACATCCAAATGGCGAGGAAGATTCAACTTAACTCTGCTTATGGTGCTATCGGCAATCAGTATTTTCGCTATTACAAACTAGCAAATGCTGAGGCAATCACTTTGTCTGGTCAGGTTTCTATCCGTTGGATTGAAGACAAGATGAATGCCTATATCAACAAACTTTTGAAAACTGATGGAGTTGATTATGTTATTGCTTCTGATACTGATTCTATCTACCTTAATATGGGTCCTCTGGTTGAGCGTATATACAAGGGAAGAGAGAAAACTACTGAAGGCGTTGTTTCGTTCCTTGATAAGATCTGTCAGGTGGAACTTGAAAAGTATATTGAAGGTTGCTACCAAGAACTGGCTGAGTATGTGAATGCTTATGACCAGAAGATGCAGATGAAGCGTGAGAACATTGCCGAACGTGGAATCTGGACCGCCAAGAAGCGTTACATTCTCAATGTGTGGGACAGTGAGGGTGTTCGTTATGAAGAACCCAAATTGAAGATGATGGGTATTGAGGCAGTCAAGTCATCCACTCCTGCTCCTTGTCGCAAGATGATTAAGGATGGACTCAAGTTGATGATGAGTGGAACAGAAGAAGATGTCATTGACTTCATTGATAAGTGCCGTGAGGAATTTAAGAAACTTCCTCCAGAACAGATT